TTAGTAGACAAAGAAGGCTTTGACCCTAAATCTAATGAATATTATGTAGAGATTGATAAAAGAATCCGTGTTGACTTTCCTCATAAATTTGCTACAAGTAACAATAAGCAAGCGACCGAACCCGTTCAGACGGTGGCTTCTGCTAAAAGAAGCGTAAGGCCAGGTCGCAAAACTGTGAAACTCACATCTTCACAGGTAGCAATCGCTAAAAAATTAGGTGTGCCACTCGAAGAGTACGCAAAACAAGTAAAAAACACGGGAGGAGCGTAAAATGGAAAAAGAAAAAAATACATCTCGTGCGAACGACACACGGTCAAAATCTGAAAGACCAAAAGTGTGGGTTCCACCATCATCTCTAGATGCACCCCCTGCGCCTGATGGATTCAGGTACAGATGGATAAGAGCCGAAGTAGCAGGCTTTCAAGATACGAAAAACGTAACTGGACGATTAAGAGAAGGTTATGAGTTAGTTCGTGCCGAGGAAGTTGAAAACGCAGGTGACTATCCGATTCTCGAAGACGGGAAATACAAGGGAGTGATTGGGGTTGGCGGCCTTCTTCTTGCGAAGGTACCGATCGAGATCGCGCAGCAAAGATCGGAATATATGACTAATCGTCATAAAGACCGAAGTGAAGCCGTAGCAAACGATCTTATGAAGGAGCAGGATAGTAGGATGCCTATCAATGTTGATAGACAATCCCGTGTAACCTTCGGTGGTACAAAGAAAAGTTAAATTTTCGTGGGTTAATCCCTATCATCGAATTAACGTTAACCAATATGGTATAGGAGAAACAACATGGCAAATAAAAACGGACAAGGTTTTGGACTTATCCCTGCTGGAAGATTAGGTGGTGGACCATCTATCCAAGGTCAAGGAAAATACAAAATCGATGCTGGCCACAGCACAACTATATACAATGGTGAATGTGTAAAAATCTCTAGCGGTTATGTAGTAGGCGGAAACGGTTCTGCTGCAGATATCTTAGGTGTTTTGAATGGAATATTCTTTAATGCGGCGACAACTTTGAAGCCGACATTCTCGAATTTCTACAAAGCAACTATCACACCAGCTAACAGTGAAGACACAACAGCTTTTGTAGTAGACGACCCTTACCAGCAATATGTGGTTGCAGCGGATGATGCAACTGGAGTTGCAACAATGTTAGAAACGTATGATATGAACACAACAGCGGGTAGCGATATCACTGGTAAATCATCATCTACATTAGACATCGGAACGACTTCAGCGAATGGTAAACAATTCAGACTGTTAAGATCAGCGGAGGATCCTGAAAATGAGGATTCTTCTTTGGCTTTAGCTTCTGTAGTTGTTGTATCGAATCTTAATTCGTTCAACGGCCACAATTAATAGGAGTATATAGAACATGGCAATATCACGTAGTCAACTAGTTAAAGAACTAGAACCAGGTCTAAATGCACTATTTGGGCTGGAATACAAAAGGTATGAAAATCAGCATGCTGAGATTTATACAGCGGAAAACAGTGACAGAGCTTTTGAAGAAGAAGTAATGTTATCTGGTTTCGCAAACGCGCAAGTAAAAGCAGAAGGTGCAGGAGTCTCTTTTGACGAAGCACAAGAAACTTTTACAGCGAGATACACTCACGAGACCGTAGCTCTAGCATTTGCTATCACGGAAGAAGCTATCGAAGATAATCTCTACGATAGACTAGCTTCTAGATACACAAAAGCTTTAGCAAGATCTATGAGTAACGCTAAACAAGTAAAAGCAGTTGAACCTTTAATCAACGGTTTTGGAACTTTCAAAACTGGAGATGGAGTTGCTTTATTTAGTGGTTCTCACCCGACAGTAGCAGGAACGTTTTCAAACACGTTAGCTACAGCGGCGGATCTTAACGAAACTTCATTAGAACAGTCGATGATTGACATCGCGGCTATGACTGATGAAAGAGGTCTAAGAGTTGCAGCAAGAGGAGTAAAAATGATTATTCCTTCGAAGCTTCAGTTTACAGCTGAGAGATTGATGAAATCTCAAGGTAGAACTGGAACAGCTGACAATGATATCAATGCAATCGTATCAATGGGTATGGTTCCTCAAGGTTATAGAGTGAACAACTACCTAACAGATGACGATGCGTTCTATATCTTGACAGACGTGCCAAATGGCATGAAAATGTTCAATAGAGCTCCATTAAACACTGCAATGGAAGGTGATTTCGACACTGGCAACGTAAGATACAAAGCTAGAGAAAGATACTCATTTGGAGTATCAGACCCTAGAGGTAT